AGGTACCATTGACGGGGGGTGTTCCTATATAGAGGGGGTGGGGGTGCACACTGTCAAGTTTTACGGTTCAATTTTATAAATTGTTTTATTATTTGTGCTGATCTAAGTGTATGCTGGCCTGCCAGGAGTCCCAACGTGACCGTGGCGAGGTGGGGTGGGGTAGGGTTCAATTACTTGACATTGTCTAGAATGAGCGTATAGTGGGAATTGTGGACGGGGGGTGATGGTTCACAAAGTGGCACAAATTAAGAATTACATTAAAATGTGCCTTTTAAAAAACTTAATGATAAGGAATTAATCATGACAACATTAAATAAAAAAGTATCAGAAGTATTAGCAGTATTAGATAACGCGAAAATAGAGCAATTACATAATGCTGGGTTAACAATCTGGAACGGCGTTAACTCAGTTGACCTAGCACATGGTGAAATATTAAATGTTCTATTGGAAAATGCTGATAGCCTTGAACATTTTAACGCTGTTCAGCATCATACTATTCAAGGCATGATGAGTGGCAAGGGATTTTCTCAAGGGTATGCGAATACACTTTGGGGTGATTTTATGAAGTTCGCAAGAGACGAGGGCTACAAAAAACCACAAACACAAAAAGCTCAAGCTCTAGCTGAGAAAAGGGAATTTGAGAAAAAATCTCTTGACAAAAAACATGGTCATAAAACTCTTGAGCAATTAAAATCTGAATTGGTTCAAGCTGATAACAAAGAGTTAGAAGAGTTAACAAAAGTTATCAAAATGAAAAATTCAGAACGAAAAGCTGAAGAAAAAGAAAATAACTCAGAATTTTTAAAAGAAGTGAAAGTAAAAATAAACGAGTTATTAAAAGTAAAAAATGAAAACGCTATCGAAAACGCAACAAAAATTCTAGCGTTTATCAAAAAAGAGAATTTGAAATAATTCTCTTTTAATTTTTCGAGGGGGATTTTTATCCCCCTTTTTTTTGTCCAAAATTTTTTTGATGACCGAGGTCATGACCGTTAGGTTATGACCGTTTATGACCGTCGTAAACGACGAAGCTAACGCAAAATAACACTTTCAACTATAGATCGTGGGCACGACAGATTGTCGTTTATTATAAATTTACGCTTTTTTAACTAAGTTAAAAGTGTAAGAATAGGTGTAATATTATAAGCACTTGTTTTTATTATATTTTTTACTATAAATTTACATTATTACATTATTACAATAGTTTTTTATATATCCAGCTTGTTTTTATTATAGATTTTTATTTTTTTAACTCCGTTGATCTTGTTTCGCAGGTGCTATTGACAATAAATAGCTGTAAGAATGTAATATTATATATAAATCAAAGACTTACGGTGTAAATTGACAAAGTTAACCAAGTTCAAACCCGTAATATTCTTTATAAATCAATAACTTAAGCCGTAAGAATACCACAAAGTTAACAAAGTTAAAAACCGTAATATTGTATATAAATCAACAACTTAGTAATTTTACACCCTAACTCCACCAAAACCGACAATATGTCGCAAATGATTAAAAAATAAGCAAACACGACAATATGTCTTCTACGCTGTGTGTATACGCTGTGTGTAGTCTTTCTACGCTGTGTGTATACGCTGTGTGTATACGCTGTGTTGAATTTACCCATAAAAAATCCTCATATAAATATATACTCATATATATTTAGCAATTTCAAACACCCACTGAAAATAAATTTGACGACAACTTGTCGTTTTTGCTATACTAAAAATCCAGACAAAAGGAGAGCAAATGGAAGGAAAAATACTCAATTCACCAACACCAAAACAGATAAAAGATCTCAGAAAATCCTTGAGATTGTCAACTGAAGATGCAGGTAATCTACTCCATATTTCATCAAGAACATTCCAAAGATATGAGCGAGGTAACACTAAAATGCCACTAGCATATTGGGAATTATTTGAGCTAAAGTGCAGAGTAATTAAATCAAAACAAGGGCAAATGGCATGAATAAATACCATGTTCCTAACACTTCAGAGATTAAAAATACTAGACTTCGTGCCAAACTATCACAGGCAGACTGTGCAGATTTGTGCTGTGTTACCAACAACACATGGTCACGATGGGAGAAAGGACAATACCCAATGCCAGCTGGTATGTGGAAACTATTCACTATCGAACTAGTATATATAGAAAAACAGAGAGAAAAAGAAGTTAACGAAGTTAACAATGTTGTAGATATTGAAGACATTCGGAGTGGTTGGACAGATTGACAAAGTCAATGACTTAGTGTATAATTATAATTGTGGGGCAGACTAAATATACCCTACATTTTATCAATCAGCACATTTTAAGATTATTCTTAATTTGTGCACTTTATGTAAAGGAATTATTATGAACAAACAACAAATAGAAAACTTAGAAAAAAAGTTACGCGAGTATCACAATTCAATACCTGATTTTCCTATTGAAAATAAACAATCAAACTGTGACAGAATACTTACGCTTATCATGACATTCTTAGCAGGTGGTGGCATCGTGCTCATGCTATGGCTCATGTATGAAGTCAACAAAATAACATACTAACAATAACTGAAAGGAATTATCATGGCAGATTTTACAAAGCAACATGTAGAAAAACTATTCGCACATTTAAAGCTACTCAATGTGCATAGCTTTACCATTGAGTTTGAAGGTTCAGGAGATGATGGTCAGATTGATGGCATAACTTTCCTAGACTCTAGTGATGAACCAATAAAGATACCTGAAGATAGTATCACATGGGTTTACGATGAAGATCGAGGTGAAGAGCAAGTAACTATATACAAGTGTGCAGAAGATCTCGGCTATCAAATGCTCGATGAATCAGGTCACGATTGGTATAACAACGATGGTGGCTACGGCACGATTACCATAACGCTTGATGAAGACGGCAAACCATCAGTCAACATGGACATCAAGATACGCTACATTGACGAAGATCAATATGGCTATGGCAACGAAAGTTTTACTATGTTTGCTGACGAAGGCAAACACAAGAAAACAGATAAACGACAAATCATAGACAAAATGTTTGAAAGTTTGGAGAATCTATAATGCATACACATCAACACGCACTAACAAGTGTAAAGAAATGGGGTGGCAAAGTAGAAGACTATCAGGCAATACATGATTGGTTTGATGCTACCAAAGAAACATTTGCAGACTTCAGACACAGAGCACTGCGTCATCACAGTCAAGGTATATTTGAATGTGAACGAGTGTTCGGCATAACTATCACCAACTCTGACGGCAGGCAAGTTCCTGTTCGTTACATTGGTGAGCAACATGTTAAAGAAGACTGTGGTGGTCGGATACCAACTGTATCTGATTGGTTTAGGAATATCAAACGCGAGAGTTGGATGTCGCGTGGGTATGATGTTATCGAAGATACTTATACATAGAAAGGTGTATATATGAACGCTGAAAAATTACTACAAGAGTTGACAGTAGAGTTGCGTGAGTGTGTAGATAGGACAGAACTAACTTCTGACTCATGCGACTGCCCGTCTGACTTTATGTTGTTAGCACAGAAAGAACTAGCAGAAGAACTGCTAACGAAGTTAACGGAATGGAAACAAAAGTGTGACGAGGCTGAACAAAAAGCACTAGAAGAAATAGAGGACGAGTTGTTGAGCCAAAATAGATTCTGTATCAATGGTAACTGTGAGGAGTAAGTTATGGTATATAGCCACAGAGAAAGAATGGTGTCTAAAAAACGCATACTAAAAACTGATATCAAACCTAAGAACTATCTCAAAGAGCAAGAGGAAACTACATCTAGTTACTTCACTAAGAAAACTAAGTATGAAGATGACGATGGTGTTGTTCTAACATATGATGAAATGGTTAAGCGTGTGTTAAAAGTATTAGGTGATAAACCTATGAGAGCACATGAGATATTTATAGGTGTCAAGCTAACCAAGAATCGTAAGATACACCTGTTGCCTACCATGGCACGAGATCAATACTTGGAGTCTTATCGCAATAGTATTACAGATACTCTGTTCTATAAAAAGAGAGATGTCAATTTATTGCAAGAGTTGCTCTACGGGGATATACTTAAACGGTTTAAGATCAAGGGAGTAATCCGTGTCCACATGCGATAGAGTATTTACTCACGAAGTCTTAATAGATGGAGAGAGTATGATGAGGTTTCAGTCTTTGCGTGAAGCTAAGTGGTTTTGTGAAGGTAAGACAGGCACTAAGATTATCAAACTTGAAGCGCCAAAAAAGAAATCGGACTATCAAAAAGCCTACGATGCAGTGGGCGAATGTTTATTTTAGAAAGGAAACATATGTATAACTGTATAAAATGTGGTGAACTCGTGGCTACAGGTAGACACAAGTTAGGATACAAAACATGTTTATCATGTGGTGACGAAGAAGCTAAAACTAAAAAGCACTGCGTTGCACCTATGCACAAAAGTAATTACATGTTGTTCACCAACGCAGAAGATCTCAAAGGTATCAACAACAAGGGGGGACTAATCAAATGAAGATAACTATATACAAAGCAAAACACATAATGGAGATAGTAGCCTTGTTAGTAATAGGCTTTGGTGTTGGGTGGTATAGCAACACAATATTCTATGCTATTGACGATTATATAAATGGTGAACCTGTTAGGTTTCTATGTAAGCGAGGTATTACTTATATACAAGCAGACCCAACAAGCACAGTCTATATTAAATCAGATGCAAATTTAGAGTGCGCAAACGAATCAGTGAAGGATTAATAATGACACAACAGCTTGACATTGTAAACCTACTGATGTATAATATCAGAATGGGGGTAGTATTACCTCATGTTTCATTAAGTTTCTAGGCACGATTTAAGATTATTCTTAATTTGTGCCTAGTTTTTTTCATCTATGAAAGGAGACAATTATGTCTATTGAAATCGGTTTAGTGTGGGATTCAATAGAAACACCCACCTACAAACAGCTAGAACATGTATGGAGTTTTAGTCCTGAGTATGAAGAATCAGGTTACTCAGACGAAGGTAGTTACTCTACACAACAGTCTAGCAGATACAAAGTAACACATCATTTTTCTAATGGGTATATAACTAAACTATATGATAACGAAGTTAACGAATTCTTCTATTGTATAACTAATTATTTCCCTAACAGTGCTTATAGAACTAGTGATTGGAGTAAATTTGTATCGCATAATGCTACTGTTAATTTTTATCCAAACCACTATGAAGTAACTCCACCTCGTTCCACTGGTGGTAGCACTATACAAACAAGTTTAACAGGTATACGTTTCTGGGCAATACCATGGAAAGAGTTTATACCTAGTGGGTTTGTATACGAAAAAGATTTACAGGACGAATCATTTTCAACTCGTGCTGAACTTGTAAACGGTCATAGTCGAGATCTAGTTGATAAAAAGTTTTACAAATTTTCGTATGATGGCACACCTTTAAATGAAGAACAGTTTACAGTTCCTAAAAAATATAAAGTAAATCGTAAAAAAATGAAAGCGTTGCGTCAAGGTAAACTTCAAAAAATAAAAGAATATATTTCAGCTATGTGGAATATATACCCAGACTCTTGGTCAAAAGAAGATGCTAACGATCTATGGCTTTCAGCGTGTAAGTCTGATAATGAAGAATACAGGCATTTAATATGCGCTCTCATGCGTGAGAATTATAATAGGATGCCTGAACCAGACAGCGATAAACTTAAAGATTCAAGCTATGAATTCTTTTGGGGACCTAGAGCTAAAAGATCAACTCCTGATCAATACTTAAATTCGTTAGAGCGTAGTATTAAACAACAACACTATAAAGATATATTAGAACTTGTTGATGAACCACAAAGACAACTGGCTATTTAACTACAAATTAAGAAATATCTTAATTTGTGCATTTAATTTGAAAGGAACTAAAAATGCAATTATCACTAAACCTATCAGAAGTAACTAATCTGATTGAAAGCGTAGGCACGACGACAACAGTGCATGTTCAGGGACAACCTGGGATTGGTAAATCGTCAATACTAAATACATTGGCAGACAAGTTTTCCACACATATACCTGTATATATTGACTGTGCAGACTTAGACTTGGGTGACTTAGCTATGCCTGCCATGGATCATAATACAAAGACTACATCATTCTATCCAAACGAAAGGTTTCAATTACATCATGGTAAACCTGTTATCGTAATGCTCGACGAGATTACAAAAGCTAGTGAACCTGTAAAGAATATGTTGTTACCTGTTATGTTGGAAAGACGGCTTGGTTCTGTTGCTTTTCACCCTGATTCAATTGTGTATTCCACAGGTAATTTGATAACAGACGGTGTTGGCGACAGTTTGAAAGCCCATGCTAAAAACAGAATCACTACTGTTAATCTTCGTAATCCAACAGATGATGAATGGATTGCATGGGCAATTGATAATGACTTGTCTCCTGAAGTTATAGCATGGGTTAAACAGTTTCCACACTGTCTGGCTAGTTATACTGATCCATCTCAGAAAGAGAACTTGTATATATTTAATCCTCAGAAAGAACAACAAGCGTTTGTCACACCAAGATCTTTACACAAAGCATCATTCGTTGTTAAAGCTAGACACAAGCTTGGTGAGAATACAACAATGACAGCGTTATCAGGCACCATTGGTGAATCAGCTGCGAGAGATATGTCTGCATACTTCTCACTTGCAGATGAACTACCAACACGAGAAGCTATATACAAAGAACCTGATAAAGCTATCGTTCCTAACGATCCATCAGCAAGAGTAATTCTTGTTATGCGTGAACTAATGAACATAACCAAAGAAAACCTTGAACCATGGATTGTGTATATGCAAAGACTACCTATGGAAATGAGAGCATTGTTTGCATTCAACATAATGAATGGTTCTAAACAAGCACTCGCTGCAACTAACAAAAAGTTTACGGACTGGGTAATGGATCATAAACAATTTTTCTAAGGAGATAACAATGAATAAAGAATATTTAGTTGTGGAATACAGCACTAAAGGTGTAGGTAACATTGTAGGCAAGTTCAGTAGCAAACTAAAAGCTTGTGAATACGCTTTAGAACTTTATCAACAACACAAAAATGTAGCAGGTTCAGACTTTGAGATAGAGGAGACAGAATGACACCACAAGATAAAGTCACAAAATCTCATATTGCTATTATGCGTAGCAAAGAGTTTTGTTTGTTCTCTGGTGTTTTGTCTATAGGCGATGTTAGTTTTCAGGACGATATACCAACAGCTGCAACTAACGGCAGAGATGTTGTATACAACCCAAAGTTTATAGACAGACTACAGAGTAAAGAACTAAATTTCATCGTGTTGCACGAAGCTATACACAAAGCGTTTCAACACATGCACTTATGGAAAGGATTATTTAAACAAAATCCTATGATAGCAAACATGGCGGCTGACTACATAGTTAACCAAACTATTGTAAATGCTGATCCTAACAGTGCTATAACTGTAATGCCTAGTGGTGCATTGTATGACAAACGTTTTGATGGTTGGACTACAAGGCAAGTGTTTGACACTTTGATTCAAGAAAATCCTAACATGAACCAAGGGTATCAACTTGATGTTCATGATTGGGACGGTGCTGAAAAGTTGGACGATGACGAAGTTAACAAAGTTAAAAAACAAATTGATACGGCTCTGCGACAAGGCGAGATACTACGAGGTAAGATGGGTGGTAATCAGTCTAGAGCTATCAACGATTTGCTTAAACCAAAAGTTAACTGGCGTCATGAACTTAGACAGTTCATGAACAACATATGTAGCACAAAAGATAAGTCATCATGGAGACGCCCACATCGTAGGTTTGTATCACAAGATATATACATGCCATCAATGATAGGTGAATCTGTTGGTGACTTGGTAATTGGTATTGATACATCAGGATCTATCAGACAGAAAGACATACAAGCGTTTCTTTCTGAAGTAGTCAGTATATGTGAAGATGTAATACCAAAAACTGTTCACTTGTTGTATTGGGATTCTGATGTAGCAGGTGCAGAGCAGTATAAACAGCATGAGTATGGCAACATGCTTAAATCTACAAAACCAATGGGTGGGGGTGGCACAGAGGTTAGATGTGTGAATAAGTATTTAGACAAACACAAAATCAAACCTGAAGCCGTGCTTATATTCACCGACGGCTATGTAGAAGAAGATTGGGGTGGCACTTGGAAGTATCCTACCTTATGGGTAGTTACATCTAAAGAAGTATCACCTCATGGAAAAACAATTAACTATGAAGGAGAAGACTAATGAGTATCAACATACCTGACGCACACAATCAATATTTTTCACGATTGGTTGGGCACCTAGATTTAAACAATCTTGGTGTTGGTCAAAAGAAAAACATTAAGAAATATATAACTGAAGCTGTAGGTGCACAAAACACTTATAGTAATGCTATTACTAAACATATTGCTTCAGACTTATGGAGACAACATGTTGGGCCCACACACCCACACATAATATTAAATAATGATTATGATGCTAAAGTAGTTAACTACAAAGCAGGCAGTGAAGTATGGAAACCCATAGAAGAGTTTTTAACTATGTGTTTATTATTAAATGAGGATCATAATGTATCATCTCAGCATATAAGAGACGAGATATTAGAAAACCTTAGAGAACTTGAAGGAATTAAAACTCGTGAACCTAATGAAACTGTAGGTAAATACAAGTTTAGTTTATACGGAGCAGGGCTTAGTTATGAACATAGACGTAGTAGTAAAGATTACAAAGCAGGTTTTTCAGAAGGTAGCTATGCTCTACTACAAAAACTTAAGAAACAAATTAATAAATTTAGGATACCAATTCCTGAAGATAACATGGCAATAAAAGTAGCAAACGACATAATCGAGGGTAACATAACAAACCTAGAAATTAATTATATAAATAGTGCACCCATTGACAGTAACGAATATTACAGACTAGGAGGATAAGATGAGTGATATTAATATTGCATCAAGTAATGTTCTTGTTGAACTAAACATATCTGTTTGGTCAGCAAGAAAGCTAGACAAAAGTGTGTCTAAAGAAATAGATGTAAACAAAAACACGACAACTAAAGCAGGTAACTACAACAAGCATTTGCTTGCAGGTTCAGATGCTTTGGCTAAGATACAAAAGCATGCTAGTGAAATACGAGACTGGCACATGCGACAAACTTTGCCGTGGTCGTCGAGTGGTGGTATACGACTATTACCTATGACACAGTTTTTTGACTACAAGAAACAAATGGACGAGCATGAAGAACTATTCAAAGAACGTGTCAACAAGTTTATAGGTAATTATCCAAACATTGTTGATGCTATGGCTTACAAGCTAGGTCAGTTGTTTGATAGATCTGAGTATCCAATAGCAGACGAACTACAAAGAAAGTTTAAGATTAACTATACTTTCCTACCTGTTCCTGAAGTCAATCACTTTGATAACATTAACAATCAAATGCGACAGGATCTTAAAGAACAGTATGAGAAAGCATACAACGACAGAGTAGAGTTTGCTATGAAGTCAGCTTGGACTAGACTGCATGATACTGTTAACCACATGGTCGAAAGATTATCTGGTGAAGACAAGAAGATATTCAGAGACACTCTTGTTACTAATGCTTTAGAACTAACAGGCATGCTATCAAGTTTGAATATCACAAAAGATCCTAAGTTAGAAACAGCTAGACAAAGACTAGAGAAAATTATAGTCGGTGTTGATGCAGAGGATCTAAGACAAAGTGATGCTTTGCGTAAAGATGTAGCAAGCAAAGTGTCAGAACTTATGGAGCTTATATGAAAGTTTATCTTTCAAAAGACGAAGACAATCCAGACATACCTGAACAACACAGGAGAAAGATTGCTCTTCTCAAACTTGTAGACGATAGCATAATGGTTAAAGATGTTGGTATGCGTGAGAAAGATTTTTATCTCATCATAGAGAACGATAAAGATATTGATTATTTAAATATGAAACTTATTATTCTTAAACAAAAAGATGCGATACGAAAGTTTTCTAACTCACCAAAACTTATAAGCTATTTAGTTGTCGATAAAGATATACAAGACCAAAAAAATATGTTATCTTAGATAACATGTCTAAAAAAATCACTGAAAAGTGGGTTAAAGATAAGTGTGTCCTAGTCTTGAAAAAGATTGGGGCATACTATTTTTTCCCTGTCGCTAGTGGCTACATGCAGTCAGGTGTGCCTGATATAGTTGCCTGTTACAAAGGCAAGTTTATAGGTATTGAATGCAAAGCCAATAAAAATACACCAACCAAATTACAAATAAAAAATCTAAACCTTATTGAAGAAGCTAAAGGTAAAGCATATATAATCAACGAACACAATGTTGACATTTTAGAAATGATGTTAACAGGAAAGCAAACCATAAATGAAAAATGATAATGTAAATAAACCTTCTCATTATACCCAAGGTAAAGTAGAATGTATTGATGCTATTGATTCAGCAACGATGGGCTTAGTAGGAATTGTAGCTGTATGCGTAGCTAATGTAATTAAATACATTTGGAGATTCTCAAGGAAGAACGGAATAGAAGATTTAGATAAATGTGACTATTATCTTCAAAAACTAAGACTAATTATAAGAAATAAAAAGAGCACAAAATAAGAAAAATCTTAATTTGTGCCAAGGGGTATGACCGATGTCAGACGACATAGATAGAACACAAGAACGATTAGAAATAGAAGAGATGCTTAGACGTAAATATGCTAACGAAGAAACTTCTATTGAAGGAACAGGACAATGTTTAAACTGTGGTGATTTTATACCAAAAGACAGACGCTGGTGTAACAAAGAATGTGCAGATGACTGGGAGTATTATAATAAAAGAAGATAATACAAAACAGGTTTGTAATGTGTGTGGTGATAGAGCACATATAAAAGACAAGAATAAATGGTGGTGTGGTTTAGATTTTTACACTGCTCATGGTTTTTGCAAGAAAGGAAAACAGAAAGGAATAGATGAAGAATCTAATAACGATTGACTTTGAAACATACTACGATAAAACATACGGACTCAGAAAATACACAACAGAAGAATATATAAGAGACCCTCAATTTGAAACTATAGGTGTAGCTGTAAAAGAATTCAATAAAGAACCTCAATGGTTTTCTGGAACACATTCTGAAATAAAATCTTTTCTAGATTCATTTAACATGCAAGACAAATTTGTGTTAGGGCATAACATGAGGTTTGACGCTGCAATATTAAACTGGATATTTGATATAAACCCTAAAGGTTTGTTTGACACTATGAGTATGGGAATAATAATTCATGGGTTAACAGAATCAGTATCACTTAAAAACTTATCAAGTATATACAACTTAGGACAAAAAGGAACCGAAGTATTAGATGCTCTGGGAAAACACAGGCTAGACTTTACTCCAAATGAACTTCAAGCATACGGTAACTATTGTATAAACGACGTTCAACTAACATATGATCTTTTCTTTTCACTAGTAAATAACTTTACACAAAAAGAACTCAAACTAATTGATCTTACAATAAGAATGTTTACAGAGCCTAAACTATATATAAATAAAGCACTGTTAATAAAACATTTAGCAAAAACAAAAGCAACAAAAGAAGAACTTTTAAGTAAGGTTGCAGTGGACAAAAGTATATTAATGAGTAACCCTCAATTTGCTGAGTTGTTAATAAGCATGAACATAAATCCACCTATGAAGATTAGCCCTACTACAGGTAAAGAAACATATGCTTTTGCTAAAACAGATGAAGGCTTTAAAGAACTATTAAACCATGAAGATCCATACGTTCAAACATTAGCAGCGGCAAGAATAGGTAACAAGTCTACTATAGAAGAAACACGCACAGAAAACTTTATAGCTATTGCTAATAGGGGAAAGCTACCTGTTCCATTAAAATATTCTGGAGCTGTAATAAGCCATAGGTGGTCGGGTGTAGATGGGATTAATTTACAAAATCTACCGAGAACTTCTGAGTTACGA